TGAAACATTAAATGAAACTTGTGTACCCATAGAGTGAGTATGTGCAGGAGTTTCAGAAGTTGTTAGTGTATGAGCAGCAGTTTCAGCACCAAGACTTTCATCGAGTGAATCAAATGTACCACTAGACTCATAACCTACTAGAACTTGACCTGTCGCATAAGCCTCCCAAGTACCAAATCCAAGGAGTGTTCCCGGATTTGTAGACACCGCCATATTAAAATATATAGAACCAACTGGATATATATAATTTTCCAACACATTCTTTACAAAAGCTGTCGTTGCTATCTGTGTCGAATCTGTGCCTACTGCTGCTGTCGGTGCTATTGGAGTACCTGTCAGAGTTTCTGAAGCTATATCCGCCTTTGAATTTAAAGCAGTTTGTACTGTAGTAAATTCCGTATTAAAGTCTGCACCTGATATTACCTTGTTTGCATCTGAGTCAGCTAGTGCGTCCTTTCCAGACCAAGAAACTGCTAATGTATAATCACTCATCGTATTTTCCCTTGTTTATGTAAAAGTGTTAAAGTTTGTAGAGAGGCATCAAAGCCATTACTCTCTATATCCATTCCTATTTTTATATTCTTCGCACTACCTGTAAGTGGTGTTCTGTATTCTCTTATTCCATATATAGGTTTGTAAGTTGATGAAGCTGGATGTGTTCCTGCAACATGAGTATGTGATGCTGTTGTTGCTCCATAAAATGAACCAGAAGCACCCCATAAATATGAACTACCAGTTGTTATAGGATTCAAAACTATAGAGGTTATTGTAGATGGTGTAATACTATAATCTTTGTACCACTTTAAACCCAAAGTTGCACCAGAGCCACCTTCAAGAACCATAAATAATCTCTTTAATAGAGATGCTGCTACAGATTCACCTAAATTCACCCATACTGTTTCCATGCTCCATGTATAAGAGGAATCAGTATAAGTAGATGCACCTGCTAAATCAGTATCGTAATATTTCTCATATCCTGCAATACTTCCATCTTTCTGTCCTACTAATAAACCACTATATAATTTTGTATATATCATAGATGTAGGTTCTCTATCATTATCAAAAGTCCAAGTTGTTACTCTTGGTGCTTGATTTGGTGTTATGTGTTTGAAGTCAAATACATAATTTATATTCTTATCTACAAAAGACATAATATATATGCCTTCACTCTCTACATAGACACTCTTGACATTCGTACTTTGACCTATATTTCTTATAAGCCTGTCCTTGATATTAACACTTAGATCGGTTAAAGGAAGTTTATCTTTCTCAGTTGTACGAGCAAAAGAGCGTAATCCTGTATTTGAAAGGAATACCAAATCATCACCAATAGCTTGTACACTATCTCTTGAAACTAAACCTATACCACTTATAACTTCATCTACTGCTAAATCTCCTACAACAGTTGGACTATTATATACAACAATATTATTCTTGCCAAATATAATCAATTTACCAAAATAGGGTGCTATTGCAACAATTTCATCTGTACCCCATACTTTTGCTAGGTCGATTAAACCAGTATCACCATCCAAGAAATTATCACCATCAAGTAGATTTGAGTAATAAACAACATCTTTTGACTCTGCAATACCACCACACCATATTCTTCCATAGTAACCCATGCCACAACTAGGATCAAAAGTTGTTACTGATGCTGGTAATGTAGCCATTATAATTACTGCATCATCCAGATGAGCAGCCTCAGTTGTACTATTTGCACCTCTACCACAACCTGTGAATGTTGTCGGTGTTTTTCCAGTATAAGAAATTATTTCACTATCAATCTTTATTTTTCCCTCTTGAGGAAAACCAAGTGTGCTATCTACTGTTATAGTAGTTTGAGAATCATCTATATCACTACCATCATTTATAGCAGTAGCTTTATAATAACTACTCCATCTTTCTAAAGCATCGGAAGCACCAGCATATCTCTGTGGCACAACTCCAGCGTGAAAACAATGTAATCTATCATTAAAGTTTACAAATTGCCAATCTCCAGAAGAACCTGAAACTGTGTGTCTAACATCTATAGTACCTGTTTGAAAAGCTGCAGCAGGAGTAGTAAAATCTATTGTATATATAGATGTTCCATAACTAGCGAATATCTTATTCGTTCCTTGGTCATTATGTTCAGTCATAGTAACTATTGCTGATGCTGAACCATTAGGAGCAACTTTCTGTTTCAAGCCTTTCCTAAAAGTAATACGACCAGACTCTCTTAAAACTATATTCTCTGCTTTAGTCAACCATGTATGGTCTAAGGTTGCAGGGTTACTTTGAGTATTCAGCCCATTAAGACCCAAATCTCGTAAAGGTTGATATGTAATTTCTTTTGCCATTAAGTAATATACCAATCAGTTTCATATCTTGTATTACCACTATCAAGCATAATAGCTTGTTTCAAAGCCTCATTAGCTTCTTGAGCCATTAAACTAGATTGTGTACCACCATCCTCACCTCTCTCACTAATCGCCCTTGCCCAAGCACCTAATATAACAGGTCTTTCTGGAACACTTAATACTGTACTTGCAGTTGCTAAATCATCTTGATGCTTTACAATATCAAATGATATAGTATGAGCCTCAGTAGGAACTGGTGATAAATCTACTTTTAAATTATTAGAAGCATCACTACCATTAAAACCATAGTACAGAGGTTCACCAGTAGGGTCTGTAGGATACTTTACGGTGTTGATGTACACTTTGCTTACCTGTTGCAAATGCATCCCTGTATTGTTGTTTATGGAGTCTATAATCTTGATCTCTTGACCAGAACTTAAATTATAGTTTTTTGTTCCATTTACAGTAGATATATCAACAGTCGATCTAAGATTAAGCCAATCATGTCTTTGTTCGACATGACGTTTCGCATCATTGACTAAAGCACCTATTACTTTTTCATAAGCAGATACAGTTGTACTATCGTTAATATCGCCAGACCAATCAGAAGATATTGTATCTTCTCTTAGTCTTATTAATACTTCATTGATTAAGCCTCTAAATGTCATATTCCTATCCTTTAATTATTTTTCCCCATACGGAGCATTTTCCTTTTACAATATCTACAACTTCTACTTGAAAATTACCATTATCAAAAAAAGTTACAATACCAAAAGCATGATTCCAATTATGTAATCTACCTTTTAACCAGGTGTTGTTTTCTGCCGACATATCTTTTAAACAACCCATTGCCCACGAACTAATATTTCCATCTAATAATCTAGTAGCAGAGTGTCGTGCCACATCATGGACGTGTCCGTACATTAAATTCGTTCCGTAAGCATCTAAATGTTTCTTAGCATGGTTTACACTTGCGTAAGCACCATGTACAAAAGATAACTTACCAATGGTTAAAACTTCATTCCAAAATCTATATTTATATCCTCTTTCATCCCATTTACACGCATTTCTAAATGTGTACTGATCCAGGTAAGGATTCTCTTCTACAAACGCATCTAGCCATTCATCGTGATTTCCAGCTAGTATGTGTCGTTCTTTACATTTAATCTTGTCTAATACTTTATCAAATCTGTCTATCTGTTTGTTTACTGCTTTAATTTCTTTATCTATTTCTGGAAGCTGATATTCTAATGGTGGTCGTTTCCTTCTTTTATATTTATGACCAGATACAGACTCCCACTCTCCAACATCACCTAAATTGATAAATATTTCTGGTTTTACAAATTCTATCGCCTTTAATACAACCTTAACCGCTTTTTCATCATGTAACGGAAAATGCTGATCGGGTATAACAATCGCCCTTTTCATGTTTACCTACCTTTTGCTAATTGTGCTCCAAAGTAGAATTCGATTATCATTGTTGCCCATTGGAATATTTCATCAAATTTAAGCATCCCTTCTACAGTTATATATTCTACCACATCAGGTGTTAACTGAAAACCTAATATACTTGCACCTTTTACTACTGTAGGTATGACTGTAGGTACATCAAACCATACAGGTGCTACTTGTGTAAATATAACTAAAGCTAGGATCACTAAAATTATAATTCTTCTATTCCAGGCAGCCATAGGACTTTCTTTGTCTGCTCTATCTCTTGCTTGATTGATAGCATCATTCCTTACTTGGAGTGATTGTATCATCAGCTTCTGATTTTCTGATGCTGCTTGACTCTTTAGTGCAAATAGCTTTGCTACAAACCCTAAGAGTATTGGTGCAACATTAGTGAGAAGTGTCATCATATCTTGCTTCTAAAGTTATTAATTGCAGCTTTAATTGCATCTTCGGCTAGAACCGAGCAATGAATTTTAACTGGTGGTAAATCTAATTCTTTGACTACTTCAGTATTTTTAATATGTGAGGCTTCTTTTAATGTCTTACCTTTAACCCATTCAGTTATTAATGATGAGGAAGCT